CTACTTTTTTGATAAATAATATTGTTCAATACGTTGTTGTATTGACTTATGCGGTACCCGCCGCGTATCGGCTAGAACCCGAAATTAAAGGAGAAAAACAATGGGTCGTCCACTAAAAATCGCAAAAGCCCAAGCTGTGGTTACATTAACAGCAACAGCAGCGGCAACAGATATCGTAACTACTTCAGCAAACTTTACTACTCTAGGCATTATTGCAGGCATGCCATTCATTCCAGCAAGCAGCGTAGGTGGTTTAGTAGCAGGTACTACATATTTTATTCTAGAGGTAATTAACGCAGGTGCTAACAGTACATTTACTGTGTCTGCAACTACACTTTCTGCAAATCCAACTTCTGAGAAAGTTGATCTTTCAACTACAGCAGCACAATCTGTAGCCCTAACAGTTGGCGTTGTTGATGCATATTTCAACAATCCAATCAGCGGCGAAGGGTATCCAGCAACTAACACAGCAACATTTGGTGTAGTTGGGGGTAATACTGCAATATTTGGTAATCAAGTTCTATGTCGCGTTGCAGTTGGCCAGTCAGGTACAGGGACTTTAACAGCAGCTACAAATAGCACTACTGTAACAGGCAGTAGCACTGTATTTGATACTCAACTATCAGCAGGTTCAGTATTAGCCAATAGTGATGGAGATTTGATTGGCTATGTAGATAGTATTACTGCTGCTGACGAGCTTGAATTAACCGCTAATGCGGCGGTCGCTGTATCAGGCGGAAGTTTTGCATATGCTGACAATGAAGCGGGATTCATCGTGCGTCAAAAAGGCAAACAGAAGTATTTGGTAAAAGGATCAACATCTGGATTAGTAGGTGCGTGCTATACAGCGAACCTAGCAAACACAGCGTTGTTACCAAACACTATGTCAATCATTGCAACATATGCTAACGCAGACACTACTCTAGTACAAAGCCTAAGTGATCATACTCTTGAAATATTTACAGCAACTTCTGGCGAGACAGCATTGCCAAATGATGCAGCAAATATTAACAATAGTTCACCAGCATTCGGTACATTCAATACTGCTGCTGTGGCTAACGCTGATAATGGTATGCCTTATCCATTAGTAAGTATTAATAAGGCTTGATAGGAAGTAAAAAATGCCAACAACAGTAAGAAAGCGTTTTGAACAAACTGTTACCGATGTGGCAGTATTGCAATTAGAAGTTCGCAATCTACATGATAAGGTTGATGAATTGAAAATTGATGTTAAAGATTTACACGAATGTTTAGATCGTAACCCAGCTGAAACGAGAGATTTCTTAAAAGAGTTTCAAGACAGCCAAAATAAAGCACATGAAGAATTAGCAGACAAGGTATCAGGCATTGAAAAGATAAAATGGATGCTAATGGGCGCAGCAGCAATACTGGGCGCTACGGGTGTCGAAGCAATTCAGATGATTGTAGGCTGAGTATAGTCTATATGACTAGTAAAAACGGGGCATAAAGCCCCGTTTTTATTGTGTAAGTGTTTTTAGTTTTTCTTGCACTACATCAATATTAATAGTTGAAAATAATCCAGGATGTAGTGGTCGTGGATATTGTCCATCGCCTACCCATGCATATCCACAATGTTCATCATTAAGTAATGGTTTGAATTCTTCATTTATCGCACAGAAAAAAGTATGGTAAGTAAAACTTCCATTCACAAACTTTTGAATAGGAATTAATTTAGCGTTAGTAGGCCAGTAACTAGTTTCTTCTAAACATTCACGTTTTAATCCATTTAGTAATGTTTCTTCTGGATCTATTTTTCCTCCAGGTATACTCCATACATAGGCTTTACCATCGTTTCTAAAAAGATATAAGAAACGTTTTGTTATTTTACAATAAAAGAATATTCCAACTGCTGTATTATTCATTAGATCACTATACTGTAATCACCCTGTTCATACCAACCTTCATATGATTTCATCCATTGTCCTTCTTCTTGAACATATCTATATTGTACATTATTAGCAAGATTAGTTACATATTCAACATCACCTTCTTCAGCGTCACTGGCATCAAAGTCTACGCTCCAACTCATGGTCGTCGAACTAAATTGTATAATATCATTAGTGCTTGCAATTAAATCTCCCCAAGCAGCTGTACTATTATCTTCATGTCCTATATTTTCAACAATTAAATATCTGCGTCCATTTATAGGCCCTGGTAAACCTGCATTTGGGCCTACCATTAGTGGATTAATAACACCACTGACTGAAGTTAATGTGTTTTGAGGTAATGTATCAGTGTCTACTTGATAAATTAATATTCTATCATCTAATGGATCTGGAACAATTGTACCAACAATTTCATCCTCCATATAAGGGTTCTGTAACCATATTTGACTAATGCCTGGTTTCCATTTACCATATACGTTCAATAACGCAGTCCAATATAAATTAGTATTTGGAGGTGCTGGCATTTCAAAAGTTTCATTACTTGGATAGAACGGTTCATCGTTAGGTAAAAGTTGTAATGTTCCATTCTGAAATAAAACTTTATAACCATATGGAGTAATTTTTTGTCGTGTACCTAATAATAAATCTTCATCTTTAATATCAAGTAATGATTTACCTTTATATATACTAGCAATAACTTTATGAATTACTCCCATCTTTTTCAGTTTACTACTTGTACTGATGAATATAGGCATGTAAAAACGCCAAGTTAATACGTCAATTGGATTGCCTGTACCAATAGGTATACTGCGACTACTAAATGTAATACCATCTTGAAAAACAACACTTAATGACGTCCAATCTATAAAGTTGTCTGTACTTTGAATTTCTAATGCAGGATTAAAAAGCGTACCTAATTGCTCCATTAATTGTAATTTTTGATTATAATTTGTAGTCCACATATCAACTTGACAACGTAATGTATAAGGTACCGGCATCAAACGTTCTACAGTAAATGCTTGCCCTTGTGTAGTTTCGTATGTCTGACTTTCAGAATTATATGCACGTTGTCGTACATTAAGTCTATCTATAAATGTAGGATCTTGCATACGTCCTTGATCATATTCTAATCCAGTAATATAATAAGTTATTAATGGAGCACTGGGTAAATTACTTGCACTATTTTTTGCAATAATTGTACTAGCTTGTCTACTAGCATCGCCGTACATTACAGGAACACGAACAAGTATGTCATTGCCGTTGGGATCCTTACCTTTAGTTACATACCAATTACTAAAAATCTTAGCAAATTGTAATAAGAATCTACGTATTTGATTATCGTAAAAAAATTGTGCCATATTTTATTCTTCTGGTGGTATAGGTGTTTGTGGTAAGTTTAATATTTGACTTAATGGCTGTGCTGACTTTATTAATTTCTCTTGATTATTTACGTAGATTTCCCCGTCATCATTAATAAAGCCACTAAGTTGTGATTTATCAGCATATGTAAATCCTGTGTCAGTTCTTACTTTAGTGCTAATACGTACCCATAGTTGTCCGTCCCAGCGATATAATATTTGTGGCAAATAATCTATACGTAAGAAATAATCTCCAACTTGTGGACTTTGTGGAAAACTAATACCTGCCCCTGTAGGAATTCCATTTGGTGCCTCTCCAGTGCCATCAAGATAACCGCTAGTATACCCAAACGATCTTGGACTGGCTCGCATGATAAACTGAAACGCTGGATCGCAATCTGCACGATAGTTCATAGTTTGTGGTCCATATGGTTCCGTACCTGTAAAACCAGACGCTACAGGATTTTGGTCAGCCGTAGCATAAGTGTTGTCAGCAGTACCATAAGGGCCAGTTACTGGCCCTAATGGTAATATAGTCAATACTCTGTCATTTTCTACTACACGGCTTGTGCCTACGTCCTGTAGTGGGGCAGGTTTATATTCACGTACTTGTAAACTTACTGGATTTTTGCCTACTAATTTATCAACACCATCAACTGTCATGTTCCATAAATTTTCTACTGTGGCTTTAGGGATACGCAAAGCAGCACTTTTCATACTGTATGATGGATTCGATACAAATAATATTGTGCCGGTACTATTAACATTAGGTGGACCGTCATTTGCTTGTTCTATGCCCTCTGGGGGTGCAGGCTGATCGAACTTATTTGACTTAACACCATTTTCTTCAAAGACGCCATATGTAGGTACTATATAAAGTTTGCTACGATCATAACCTGCTTTAGGAACAATACGTTTCGCTTCCTCAAGTTGAGCATTGTTAATTTCAATATTTCTATTGTATGTAGCAAGTATATCTTTTAGGTTTTGTCCTGTATCTAATCTCCAGTAAGTAGAATCAGGAGGGCTTGTATTTGCCGGTACATCAGTAATACTAATATAATTTTTATCGCCAAAACTTACAACATAACCAGCAGCATATGTTTTAGTTTTATCCCAATCTCCTAAATAATTATCTTGATTAATTGGTTCTTTAAGTATGTTACTAAATTCTTCACTGTCTACTAATGGTTCACATTTAATACGCCATAGATGTGGATACCATGTTTGACTAAACCCTTCACTAGCAAAATTAGAATCTGTAATTTGATAAAAACGTTTAAGTGCTACTGGTATAGTTTCTTTCAAAGGATTATAGTCTAATAAATGTGGCAACTCAAGAACATCGCCCACCATTAACTTTCTACCAACGATATCGATCATATCGTTATAGTGAACGGTGATGAATATAATGTCATTATTCAAGAATAAGCCAAACTGGCTTAGATCGAAGTCTAAGTTTTGAACACTATAATGACCACGTAATCTATAAATGTTTGGATCATATTTACGATCACGATTTTCTAAAAACAATAAATCTTGTATCTGATTTGGATCAGTTGTCAGGTATTGGGGTTGAGTATAATCAACACTAGGTGTCTGTGCATCTGGGCCTAGATACTTATGAATATATAAGTCAGTGCCACCAACTGTCAACATTTCGGATATTGTTGTATCCATAAATTTGTAGTCGTTTTGTTTGGTAGGGCTATATAAGGACAGTTTAGGCATATAGTATTTAGTTTAAAATCAATGGCTTACATAGACTTGACTCTATTTAAATAAGGCTTTATAATAGTAGGGTTGAAGTATAATTACGGAGTTTTTCATGGTTAAGTCAAAATCAGAAATTAAAGAGTTGCACCCACGCGACACTGACGCAAAGTACATTGGGCCCGAACCCACATTCGACTATGCAGCGGTTAGCACTACGTGGGAACTCGCCAAAGCATTTAATTGGTATAATCACTTTTATGATAATAAGGACGCTAAGGAATTTCTTGCCCAATATCTAGATGTTGTGGGCAAGCAACAAGTTGCGAAAACGCTACGCCGCGTCAATGATCGTCATGTCAAGCCCACTTATGGTTGGCTTGCACGATGCATTGTCAGGGGCAGCGTAGTAGATAATGATACTCTGTCTAAGTTGCAATCTGAGATTGATCGTCTTGTGTCACTCACTCAGCCCGATGACACTACAGACGTTCCTGTTGTGGGTAATCGCCCCAATGTGCAGGAGATCATGCGTGAGCGTACTCTGAATCTTGGCGGCGAACTTGAAGGCTTGTGGGACGAGTATATAAAAAATGGTGCTGGTAAAGATGGTATCAAGGCAATTGAAGTGTTGTCACAAAGCAACATATTACCGCAGCACGTTCCTATTCTTATTGAAGCCTGGCAAACTAAACTTGATGAGTACAACGAAGTTGCATCGGGTAAAGATGAACAGTTAAACGAGGCGTATGAGCGTTTCGGTAAGATTCAGTTACGTAACATCATAGGCAGTATTGAGACTGTAATTGCCGATCTTAACGCATATGTTGGTATGAAGAAAGCAGGCAAGAAGCCCCGTGCTAAAAAGACAGTGCCTGTTGAGAAAATTGTCAGACGTTTGAAGTATCTCAAATCTCTCAAACTTGAAAAATTAGAACTTACAAGTATTAGCCCAACTAAACTGCATGGCTGTAGTGAGGCATGGGTATACGATACTAAGAAGCGTAAACTGCATCATTATGTTGCTGATGAGTATACCAAAAGTCTTAGTGTCAAGAGTAATACTCTGATTGGTTTCTGTACTAAGGAATCGCAGATCAAAACTCTACGCAAGCCTGAAGAGCAAATTAAAGTTATTATGGGTAGCAAGCCTGCTGCGCGTAAATTCTTTGATAGCATTAAGGCAGTAGCAGCAAAGCCTAATGGTCGCTTTAATGCTAACATGATTATATTGAGGGCATTCTAATGGATAATAAATATGAATTTGATCCTATCAAATCAAGAATGGGAACACTAATGCAAATTATAGATACAGCTATACTATCTACCAATGATCGTAACGATCACTTGATGCTAGCGTGTGCTATGCTGCAACGCACAAGAGAAATTTTTGACTATACATTAGGCGAGAGTGGACGTAAAACGATGTTTAAGGATTTAGTATGAGTAACCAAATTGATTTAAAAAAATATCAAGAGTTTGTAAAGGCTGTTACTAGCAAAGAAAGTAATGATCTTACAGAGTTTATGAATCGTTTGGACCAGTTAGATGCGAATTATGAATCATATGGTCCAGATGGCGAGTATATGCATGGGCCAATGGCTAATGTACCTTTATTACTTACAGGCGCTATAGGATTGAATAGTGAAGCCGGCGAGTTAATCGAGATCGTAAAAAAGATACTATTTCAAGGTAAACCACTAAGCCAAGAAAACGTCTTTCATATGAAACGCGAATTGGGAGATATTATGTGGTACTGGATTAGTACTTGTCGCGCACTTGAGTTAGATCCAAATGATGTAATTGCGGAGAATGTACGTAAACTTGAAGCACGATACCCTGGCGGCAAGTTTGATGTATATCAAAGTGAACATAGGAAGATTGAAGATATATAAAAAGTGCAAACAAAATTTACATTTGCAAGTTTAGGCTGTTCCCATAGTAGTTATTATGCTGGTACACCCTGGCCTATTATGCTTTCACAAAAATTGAATTGTGAACTAAAAATGGCATATAGTGCAGGTGCTGGGAACGAAATGAATGTAACAAAATTAAATCAACTACTAGTAAACAATAAATTAGATTTAGTAATAGTTCAGTTAACAAGCGCCGGCAGATTAACTTTGGGACTAAATTCTGAAAGTTTTAATTTTTATGAACCTATATCATCAGACAAAGACCTTACAGGCACTCATAATGTTAATAACGTAACTTATTATACTTTCAATCATACTAGTAATTTAGAAAACCTTAAAAGACATCTTAATAAATCATATCATAGTGATGTTGACGATTTGATTATTAATCACATAATTACAAGCGAATATAATTTATATCATAAAATTGTACATACCATTTGCGCCATGGAAAATTTGGCTAGAATGTATGGTATTCCAATTGTTTTCTTTAGTTGGTGTGATGATATAGAAAAAATTATGAAAGAAAACAATTATGCTACTGTGTATAATAACTTGAATTTTATACCAGGAACTGCTGAAGGTTTTTTCCATGAGAAAAAGATTGAAAGAGTAAAGACAGGACCCGCTGCTGGACATTATGATACCACAGCACATACAAGTCTTGCATTTGAGTATATTTTACCATATCTCATATCACACAATTTTATACAATATCAAGCATCAGATATAGTTTAACTTATACATAAACTTCCGATAAATAGTTTATTATCGGGAAGTTTTATGGCTAACGATCCACTAGCAACACCTACAAATGCTACTTTAGAAGAAGCAAAACAAGGTTTATTCAATAATCTACGCTTGCGTTTAGGTGGTGATATAATTGATCTAGAATTAGATCCGCAACACTATGAGGCTGCATATAACTACACTATTAAATTATATCGTCAGGCAGCACAAAATGCTAATATAGAGTCTTATACTTTACTTACAATTATTAAAAATATTGATACCTATACTCTTCCTGCAGAATTTATAAATGTACGTGCAATATTTCGTAGAACAGTAGGTCTTGAAACAGGACCAAGTAGCACAAGTTTTGATCCATTTTCAAGTGCTATATTAAACACTTATCTATTAAACTATAACTACACAGGTGGTATGGCTACATACGACTTTTATGCAGGCTATGTTGAATTAGCAGCACGTATGTTCGGTGGCTATGTTACATACACATTTAATCCAGTAACAAAAGTGTTGAAAATGGTACGTGACTTTAAAGGTACAGGTGAGCGTGTACTTATTTGGGCAGATGTTCAGCGACCAGAATTAGAATTATTACTAGATCCCGGCGCAGGCGTTTGGATAGGTAATATGATTTTGGCAGTGCTTAAAGGTATAATTGGCGAAGCCCGTGAAAAATATGGTAGTATTGCCGGACCCGGTGGTGGCACAACTTTGAATGGTACTGCAATGAAAAATGAAAGTAAAGAAGAGATGAATCGTTTAATGGATGAGTTGCGTAAGTATGTAGATTATAGTCAGCCTCTAACTTGGATTCAAGGTTAAAGATTACAGCACTTAGTAGTTTTTAGTTGCATGATTTTATGAAATTTCAAATTCTTTCATCTGAAAGGGGATTTCTAAAAGATACACCTAGCGATTTAGACAAGATTAAGTGGCCAGGCAAACAAAATTTTAAACATAGTAATAAGGCAAATTTACATGCTCCCTGCTATTATAAAATAATCAAGGAAAATTTTTTACAGATAGGCATACAAGTTGATTTGTTACATTTTGAGGAAATAGATAAAAAATTACCATGGATTGTTGATGTTAGTCTAAATTGGTGGAATTACAGTGAATTTGATGGGAATATTTTAGACAGTATAAATGATGATGTTAAGAAAGAATTGATAGAAGGATGTGCTTATCTTGTAATTAACAATAGTTGGGAAAGTCACACTAGATGTTTTTTTGAAAAAACACATCAGCTTTTAAAAAATACACAGTTACCTGCTCATAAAGTAATCTATGTATGTAATGCCTATAAACTAAATGAACACTATGAAAGTTTTGCAAATGAACAAAATATTAAAGATAAAATTTTAACTATATATTCGCCACACTTATTCAATACGTTTAACAAACTTGAATTCCCATTATATGATTACGACAGAACTAAACCTAAAATTAAAACTTATCTTTGTTTGAATAGAATGCCTAGAGAGCATAGAATAATGATGGTATCATTATTATCTTACTATGATCTTTTACAATATGGATACGTAAGTTTAGGCACCACTCCTAATGTAAGGTGCTGCGAATTGGATAGAGACGAAAGATTACGTATAGGATTTGAAAAAATTAAACATAAGTTTCCATTAACAGTAGATACAAATGATTTTATTACTAATCATGTAGGGTATACGTCATTTCCTATAGAGTTTTGTCAACAAACATATTTCAGTTTAATTATCGGCACATGGGCTTTAGAAGAACAGGAACGTTCAGTATCTATTAATGAAAAGGAAATTAAATCTATATTGGCAAAACATCCCTTTATTACTTTTGCTAGACCCTATACATTAGAATATATAAAAGACATGGGATTTCTTACCTTCTCCAAATGGTTTGATGAAAGTTATGATCAAGAAGTAAACGACATTAAAAGAATGGAAAAAATAGCAATGGAAGTTAAAAGATTGACCAGTTTAAATGCTAAACAATGGCAAGTAATATTAAACGAAATGGAGCCTATTTTACAACATAACTACAATAGATGTGTAAATTATGTCTCTGATAGATGCTATTTTCAATCTGATTTAAAAAAGTTCCTATATTTGGTCGCTTCAACTGATAAGGCGATAGATAGAAAGGCTGGAAGTGCTATATAGTCTTGGTTATTAAATATTGGTAAAAATAACGCTAGATTTTTGTAATCAAGCCTTATATAATAGTATTATGGAAATTAGTATATGATTATCAGCATTACTGGCTTTATTGGGTCTGGTAAGGACACGATTGCTGATTATCTTGTAACCTTTAAGGGATTCAGGCGTATGAGTTTTGCGGAACCGCTCAAAGATGCAATTAGCGCAATCTTTGGCTGGGACCGTGAATTACTTGAAGGTAGAACAGCCCATAGTCGTGAATGGCGAGAGCAAGTTGATATTTGGTGGGCAAAAAGATTAGATTTGCCGCATTTAACGCCACGTTTTGTATTACAGCAGTGGGGAACAGAAGTAGGCCGTCGTGCGTTTCACGATGATATATGGATTGCTAGCGTAGAAAATAAACTACGTAGTATAAAAGACAACATAGTATTGAGCGATGCACGTTTCCCTAATGAACTTAAAGCAATTAAGAACGCAGGGGGAAATACAATAAGAGTTAATCGTGGGGAAAACCCTTTTTGGTATGATGCGGCTCTTGAATATAGTCGTGGTTATTATAGTGCTGGATATATGAATGCTAGAAAAATACTAGAAGAACATAATATTCATGCTAGTGAATATAGTAGTGTGGGACTTAAATATGATTACTACATTGATAATAATAGCACAGTAGATGAACTACATCGTCAAATTGACTCAATAATCAATCTGTAAATCGCCGCGCTTCCAGGACAATTCTTTTCGCTTAACAATTTCTACACAATTTAAACAAATAGTCCTTAGATTTACAAGTTTAATGTTTTTTAAATTTCCATCAATGTGAAATACAGTCATTTGACTAGGATATATTGATTTAAAACCACAATTATCACATACTAGTTTCTTTTTATACCCAGCCTTTTCCCAATTAAATAATCTTTTTTTTGCTTTAATTTTCTTTTTGCCGCAATCATCACAATGACTGCGATAATGCTTAATATTATCCTTTATATAGTTAATAGCACTATAATTCTTATTACAAACAGTACAAATAGGTCTTATTTTAATCATAAACTTATTTAACAAAAAACCTTCGAAGGTTTGCTATTGGGCAGTTTTTCCTATTAATTAATAAATATTATTAAGAAACCAGGGTATGTAACCCTCAAAATATTACAACATAGGAAACAGAAAAATGCCAGCTTTAACATCACCAGGCGTCGAAGTTACAATTATCGACCAGTCACAATATCTACCCGCAGCAGGCGGAAGTGTACCATTCGTAATGGTTGCTACAGCAGCAAATAAGGCTAACCCAGCAGGCGTAGGTATTGCGCAAGCAACAACAACTGCAAATGCAGGTAAATTATTTCAAGTCACTAGTCAGAGAGATTTGGTTACACTATATGGTAATCCATTCTTCTATCAGACTGCTGACGGTACTCCAATTCAAGGGTATGAATTAAATGAGTATGGTCTATTAGCAGCGTACTCAGTATTGGGTGTAACAAACAATGCTTATATATTAAGGGCAGATATTGATCTAGCAAGTCTAGTAGGTAGAACAGGACGCCCAACTGCAAATCCAGCAGATGGCACATACTGGTTAGATACAACTACAACAACTTGGGGTATCTATTGTTGGAGCAACGAAAAACAATCATATTATTATAAGTCACCTGTAGCAATAATCACTGACGAAGAGGATACATCTTCAGGTGCCCCTGCTGCAAGCATTGGCGCAATAGGCGATTTTGCTATAGTTGATTATGAAGCCAAAGAAGGCAATCCAGTAACAGAAAAGGCTACTTATTATTATAAGAATTATTTGAATTCTTGGGTCGAAGTAGGTAGTTTCGATTGGCTAAGTTCTATCCCAATGGTTTCGGGAAGTACTACTAGCCCAACTATTACTATTGGCGATACAGTAACATTTACTAATAGCGGAGTAACATATACTGTTACTGCGACTGGAACTACACTAAGTTCACTTGTTGGTCAAATTAATAATACATTAGCAATACAAGATATTGCTGCAAGTTCAACCAATAATGTACTTAACATATTTGGTCGTAGCCTAATTGACGATGACCCAACTTCCAGTGCAACAAAATGGACATTGGGCGGTACAGCATTATCATCACTAGGTATAACTGCAGGTGATTACTATCAACCACAAATGTTCTTTGGTACGTCAGCGCAGCAGCCATTGTGGCAGGGCAGTCTTCCAGCAGTTGCAGGAACAACACCTGCTCCAACTAATTCAGTATGGATTAAAATCTCAACTGTAACTAATGGATTAAATCCAAAAGTTAGTAGTTTTGATTCAACACTTGCTACTTGGAGATCACGTACTTGTAACGTATTCCAAAGTGACATGCTAGCCACTAATGCAGTAGATACTCTTGGTGGTAAGAATATTCCAGCAGGTAGCGTATATATGCAGGTCGATCCGTATGGAGCATATGATCAATCTCCAGTATATATTTGGAAGCGTAATTCTATAGGGCCAACTGTTGTTACAGGCAGCAACACTAGCCCAGAATTTAGTTCAGGTGGTACATTAAAAGTTCAAGTAAGTGCTCCTGGCGAAACAGCGTTTCAAAATAATCCATTAACTTCTGAACCTTGGGAAGTTACTATTGCTGCTAGCAGTAATGCAGCACAGTTTGCAACAGCATGGAGTGCAGCAAATATTAGTTACACTACGGCAGCTGTAAACAGTGATGGCGCAATCGTAATAACTCACACAGAAGGCGGTGAAATTGTTATCAATGAAAATACTGGTACAAACTATGCGTCAATCGGTGTACTAGACGAGGCAGGTTTAGTATCAGGTACTACAGATGGCTGTAAGTGGGGACCATCAGTAGCAATTTCTGATACTGCATTTGCAACAACTAATATCTCATCATCAGGTACAGGTCTAACTGTTAATTTATCGACTCAATATGGTTATGTAACAGTTGATAGAGATACTTTTGGTAATGCAGGCTCAGGCTATGCTGCTGGCGATACTGTAAAAGTATTAGGCACATTAATTGGCGGCGCTGCTACAACTAATGACGTAAACATAAAGATTACAGCAGTAAGCGGCGGAGCCGTCACAGCAGTTGCGTTAGCAGGATCAACAGCAAGTGTTGCTCCAACTATGTTCACTACTATGTTAAGTAACTGGTATTATGTGGACTACGAACCAAACGAAGGTTTCCCAAATGTTGCCCCGCCAGATAGAACTAATTGGTTCTGGGCTGTTGCTGACCAAGCAGATATTATGGTTAGATGCCAAACAGCAGATGCAACAACTGGTGCATACTGGAAGGCATATCGTAACCAAGCATACGATAAGAATGGTTTCCCAAAAACTACTGGAACAAATACAACTGATCCAAATGGCCCAATTATGGCAGCAAGCGCACCAACAACACAAAGTGATGGTACTACTGCATTAAGTTATGGTGATCTATGGATTGATACTAGCGACTTAGAAAACTTCCCAGTAATCTATCGTTGGCAAGCAAAGAGAAATAGCAATGGTACATATGTAGCACCAGAAACAGGTACTTGGGTATTGTTAGATACAAATGATCAAACAAGTGCAACAGGAGTATTGTTTGCAGATGCGCGTTGGGCACTTAACGGCACAACTAACCCAGCAGATGATCCTATCCCAACTATTAAATCAATGTTGAAAAGCACGGCTACTGTCAACGCCAATTATCTTGATGTTGATGCTCCTAACTCAAATTTATATCCAACTGGTATACTGTTGTTCAACACACGCCGCTCAGGATATAATGTTAAGCAGTATCGCACAAATTACTTGACTTCAACTAATTTCCCAGACAAATCAACATACCCAACAATTTCTTCAACATGGGTTTCAGCGAGTGGATTAGATGATAAAGGTAAGGCGTATATGGGACGCAAGGCACAGCGCAACATGGTTGTAAAGGCTATGCGTTCGACAATGGACACAAATCAATCACTACGCGATGAAGATAACTTCTTCAACTTAATGGCAACACCTAATTATCCTGAACTACAACCAAACATGGTCGTATTAAACAATGATCGTGGGCAGACAGGTTATATCTTGGGTGACACTCCAATGGGTCTAGCAGAAAGTGCAACAGATATTCAAGCATGGGCAACTAATGCTGCTGGTGCTACAGGCACTGGTGAAACAGGTTGTGTAACACGCGATACTTATCTTGGCTTGTTCTATCCAAGCGGTGTCGCTCCAGACTTGAGCGGTAATATAGTTGCTGTCCCAGCAAGTCATATGATGTTGCGTACATTTATTAAAAATGATACAGTTGCATTTCCTTGGTTAGCGGCTGCTGGTACTCGTCGTGGTCTGATTGACAACGCTACAGGTATCGGTTACTTAGATCGTGACACAGGAGAGTTCGTGGTTAGTAAGACACCACTAGGCATACGTAATGTATTGTATACTAACTTCATAAACCCACTAGTATTCTTTACTGGTAATGGCTTATTGAACTATGGTAATAAGACATCATTTAATAGTCAAAGCGCACTTGATCGTACAAACGTAGCACGTTTGGTCGCTTATGTACGTCGTCAATTGACTATCGCAGCAAGACCATTCGTATTCGAACCTAACGATGCGTTGACTCGTCAACAAATCGCTGGAGTAGTAGAATCACTAATGATTGATCTTGTTGCTAAGAGAGGTATCTATGACTACTTGGTAGTCTGCGATGAATCAAACAATACTCCAGCAAGAATAGATCGTAATGAATTGTGGATCGACGTTGCTCTTGAACCAGTCAAGGCAGCAGAATTTATCTACATCCCAGTACGTATATTGAACACTGGTGAATTGTCAGGAGCATAATTGAAATAACAGTGCGCCATGCAAGTGGCGCACACTGACTAAATATAGTATATACGGAGAATTAAAATGGCAACAGCCTCACAATCATTGTTTAACATGACAGTAGCATCTGATAATGCCGGAGGCAATCAGGGCCTGTTGATGCCTAAACTACAATTTCGCTTTAGAGTAAACTTCATTAACTTTGGTGTTGACACGTCCAGCGGTCTACAATTAACAAAGCAAGTAATGAACGTATCACGACCACAAGTTCAGTTTCCTGAAATCACTATCCCAATTTATAACTCAACTTTATATCTTGCAGGTAGATACGCATGGCAGCCAATAAATGTTTCATTGCGTGATGATGCATCAGGTAGTGTATCAAAAGCAGTAGGACAACAATTACAGAAACAATTAGATTTCGTAGAAATGTCAAGTGCTGCAACTGGTCAAGATTATAAGTTCCAAACTAATATTGAAGTATTAGATGGTGGAAATGGAGCAAACAAACCAAACGTTCTTGAAACTTGGGAAATTTATGGTTGCTTTATTCAAACAGCAAACTATAACAACTTAGACTATAACACTAATGAACCTGCACAAATTGCATTAACATTACGTTATGATAATGCTATACAATCACCACTAACTAGTGGAGTTGGTCAGGCTATCGGAAGAAGTTTAGCAGGAGCATCAGTTACTGGTATTGGCGGCGGCAGTTAATTTTAATTTTTAGTATATAAGGATAACCCCATTTTTTCTATTGATAAATAGTTTAAATGGGGTTTACCTTATATGGGTGTTTTTCAAAATTTACTTAAAGACGTAGGCAGCGGATTTTTCGGCAATGATTATCTGCGAGATTATCGCCACGCAAGTAAAACGTTCGGGCCTTATGCATATCAAAACGCCCCTAAAAATAAATTTCTATTTCATTGTTATTTTAATGTAAACTCAATAGTTTATGACTTAGATGCAAACCTTGGTACACAACAAAATTTTGGTCTATTAGTGCGTGATGTAAAATTGCCTAGTTATCAATTTGCTACTCATCAAATGAATCAATACAATCGTAAACGTATTGTACAAACAAAAATAAAATATAATCCAGTACAGTTTACTTTTTTCGACGATAACGGCAACAGTATGAATAAATTGTGGGCTGCATATTATACATATTATTATTATGATGGTGCTGTACCTAAAGTTTCATTTAGTGGTACACGCGGCGGTTTCGGTCAAGACCTAAGTAAAAACACACAAACAGGAGAAGTAAGAGGGTTGGCAGGTGCAGGTAGTAAAACAGCAGCGCCTGTGCAAGATCCTGATTTTAAAAATAGAAACATTTATGAAAATGATTTGTCAGGAAAACTTTTCTATGGATATAATCCAATAAATGATAGCGCGCCTAAAAAACCTAATTTCTTTAGTGAAATAACTATATATGGATTTTATCAAAAAAACTTTATAGCCTACACTTTAATAAACCCAACCATAACAGAATTTGCACATGACACCTATGCCTATGATGAAGCTGCAGGTGTTATGAAAAATATTATGACACTTGATTATGAAACAGTAGTATATAATGAGGGTGCAATAGACGGAGATAAGCCTAGTAATCTTGTTCCTGGCTTTGGCGATGTAGCAAATTATGATAGAACAAAAAGTCCTATTGCTATGCCTGGGTCAACTGGAAAGATACTTGGTAAGGACGGATTAATTGATAGCGTCGGCGGGGCATTAAAGGGCGCAGGCGACAATCCTCTAGGTGCAATTAGAGCAGCAGGTGCAGCGTATAAAACATTAAAGAACACTGATATAAAACAAACGCTAAAAACAGAATTAAAGAACTCACTATTAAACAATTTACGTGCAAAACCAAACGAAACTAGAAATTTATCTTTTACATTCGATAACAAAGCTAGCCAAGCAACTGATGCACTGGCTGCAGGAGCTCCGACTACAGGAACAGTCTATGGTGGTGAAGAAAACAAAGTTGATATTAGACAAGGAAATCCAATAATTAATGGTATTAAAACCTTAGGCAAACAAGTATTAGGCGGATTTACCAATGTTGGTGGGGGAGTAGGTGGCACAATTAAGGATGTAACGGGTATTGACTTAAGAAAGAAAGCAGAAACGCCAGACGGCAAACAATCAGACAAAGGCACTCCTGTTGTTGATAATAATGCCCCCAGAGGTAGGGGCGGTTAATTTAAATTTTATGTATATACCGATGACCCCATTTTTCTATTGATAAATAGCTAAAGCGGTTCATAGTATGCCATATATTTCTAAAAATCAACAAGATCAAACTACACAAATATTTGATAGTTTTTATAAGACAGATGTTATAGTTCCTACTGCTGAATTTGATTTAGTTCGTAGTTTTTTTATTTCTGTATGCACAACTGAAAATCAAGCAGAACAATATACGGCATTTTTATTTAGAGTTTCTACAGAGTCGGGCATACCTGCTATCGAATTATTAGAACAAATGCAATCTTTAAAAACAGATGAAGTAACTATAAACCAAACATTAATATTCTATCTTAATTCATTTAGACCCAAAACAAACTTATATGGCATAAGTACTGAACCTGTTCCGGTATTTCCTGTAGCAAGAAATGTTGTAAGATGAAAAAATTTGCGTCGGGTGTTTATACCCCACAAAACTCACAAAAATATGTAGGTAATCATAAGCCTAAATTTCGCAGTGGTTGGGAATTAACCTTTATGAAGTTTTGTGATAATAATGACAATATCATAGCATGGGCTAGTGAAGCAATAAAAGTGCCCTATAAAAATCCATTTACTGGCAAGCAAACGGTGTATGTCCCAGATTTTTTCGTAATGTACCAAGACAAACACGGTAATAAACGGGGCGAGATTGTAGAAATAAAACCAAAAAAGCAAAGTATTATTGAAAGTAAAATTGCAAGTGCTAAAGACCGTGCTACAGTAGCATTGAATTATGCCAAATGGCAAGCAGCCAGTGTATATTGCAAACGTCAAGGACTAACCTTTCGTGTAATTACAGAAGATGATATTTTCTATAATGGAAAACGGGGTTAATAAATAATGTATGACCAAAAAGTTAGAAGAATTGTTTCAGTTAGCAAACGTGTCGTCAGAATCTAATGATGTCGAATTACCACCAGAAACACAAGAAATAACAGAAGCAGCTCTTAAAAATCTTGACAAGATAGAAAATGCATTACCACAAGTACGTGGCTTAGAAAGTGCCGACATTGAAATGGATGATTTGGCAAATCTCGCACAGAATAGTTATAAAGATTTAATGGATTTAGGTATGCAAGTTGATAGTCGTTATAGTAGTGAAATATTCGGTGTTGCAGGCACAATGCTAGGACATGCTATTACTGCTAAAACTGCTAAAGTACAGAAAAAACTTAAAATGATTGAATTGCAGTTAAAGAAAGCAACAATAGATCAAAAACAAGCCAAGAATGAAGAACAACTAGAATCTATACCTCTGGGCGAGGGTAAAGCATTAGATCGTACAGAATTGCTTAAAATCTTGACCAATAAAAACAAAGACCAGTGATAAATATTATTAGGGAACAAATATGAAAAGTTTGAAACAATACATTGTAGAAAGCCTACATACATATGATATTACAGTAAAAGTTGCGGGCGAAGTGGATAAAAACTTTTTAGACATGTTTATGTATAATCTAAAGAAGTTTGAGCCAGTAGAAATGGGACCACCAAAAACTACCCCAGTAATGAAGTCGCCATATGGTTTTCCTAACTTATCAAATCAACCTGTTACAATTATTAAGTGTAAGTTTCGTTATCCAGCAACAGAACCAATGATACAACAAATGGCACAATTACTAGGTTATAATATTAATATGGTACGTGCAGTGAATACAAAGTATGATGAAAGCATTGACACTGAAAGCGAACAATATGAAAATCAAATGTCACACAGTCCAGTTCTAACACATGAACAAATGGAAGATGGTGGTGATGCAAGTAAAAAAGCAAGTGCTGATTATGCTAACTCATATTTAAATAGCATTAAAGATCAAAGCAAGGATCAATTTGGCATCAAAGATATTCCTTTCGCAGCAAAGAAAACTCCAGATAGTTTTGATCCATTCAAGCCATATCAAGATGATAAAAAGATGGGTGATAAGAGTCCATTTTCTAAAATTAAAGTACCAGATAAACCAAAGACTGGCGCACGCTAATACAGGGTAATTAAAATGGAATTTAGAGATTTGATTGTAAAATTATACGATGAAAAACAATCTGTTGAAACAACGGAAGAAGCAACTGTTGAAGTAAAGGCATCAAATCTTCCTTCCTTGAAAAAGATTTTTGAACAACTTTCATCAAACCTTAAAATTGAACCGGAAAAGCAAGAAACTTCAGTACTTAAAAAAGACGGCGAGGTAGTAGGCAAAGTTACAGATCCCATGTTAGCAAAAACCATGGCTCAAGCAATTAAAGACGGTCAAATCACTATGAATGACCAACCAATGAAAGAAGAAGAACTTGATGAAAAGTGGGCAGGCGATGCTAAAGTAAAACCAACTGGTCAGTATAAAGATAAGACCAAAGAAGAATTGAAGTCAATGTTGGCAAAACTACACAAGAGTGGCCCACATGACAAAGATAGTCCAGCAGCAAAGAAGATGCGTCAAATCAATTTCGCATTACGTGCAAAAGGTGGTTGGAAGAGTGGCGAAGGCGCTGCTATGAAAGAAGAATCACTTGACGAAAAAGCAAAGAATCCATATGCAATTGGTATGGCGGCAGCAATGAAAAGAACTGGCGATACGCCACCATTGAAAAAGTCAACAATTGTAAAGGCACATGATATTGCTAAGAACATCAAGAAAAAAACTGAAGAGGCAGAAATTCCTAAGTCAGGTCCTGACTACGGTGCAGGTCTAGGCGCCGGTCGTAATGACAACATACTAGAAATTACACAGGTAAAAGAATCTATGAACAAGAAACACAGAGCAGCCTATCAAGAAGGTCAGGCAGATGGTTTAAGAGAACGCGCATGCCGTGTCAAACATTATGAAGATATGGAAGAAGCAAAACATTATTATGAAGGCTACAAGACTGGCCTAGATGAATGCTATGGTATGGGCGTTAAGAACGAACCAATTACTGGTATGGAAGAAGCAGTAGCAACAATGGAAGCAGGACTAGACGAGATGGACAAGACTGCATACATGCAGCACAAAGCCAAAACTACTCCTGGCAATACTTTCAAGGCATTTGGTCAAGAATTTAAAGACTCAGACGTATTAGAAACAGAGTCATTAGCATTTGAATCATTAGACAAACAACTAAATGAATTATTAAAAGAAGATGTAGAAGAAACTGTAAATGAAGGTCTAAGTGTTTCTATGTCAACTGGTAATCAAGGGGCACCAGATAGCGTAAGCGTAACTGGCACAGAAGATGAAGCAGGTAAATTATTAGCATTCATTAAGCAAGTTGGCCTAGGTGGTATGGGCGATGCTGAAGAACCAGCAGCAGTAGTTACTACAGTAAGTGACTATGGTGCTCCAAAAATGCATCATTCAGATATGAAAGGGCTATTACAAAAAATAGGCTCAGACGATGATGATTATAAAGATGAAGATTTGCATGGAAATGAGGATATGAAGAAAGAGCCTTGTGATGAATGTGGCGGCACAATGGAAGAAAATCACGTATGTAACAAAGAGGCAGTAGATGAAGTTCTAACAAAAGATCAAACATTATATGCTACAACATCAGAAAGTGATGGTTCTGAAGATGATGGTTTCGATGCTAGTGCAAGAAACACTGAGTTAGATAATGTTGGGAAACCAGCAAGCGGTGGTGCTACCAACGAAGATGGCGCAGAAGCCCCGGGTTCAAATTCAGTAGGTCAGGCAGAACAAGAAGAAGCAGAAGATGTAAACGAAGAATCAACTGATAAAATGGATCAACATGCTGAAAAGGCAGGAAAGAAAGTTGCTAAAGACATAGAATATGATGAAGGTCATAAAGGTAAAGATGACAATAAAGCAGAAAAGGCAGGAAAGAAAGTAACTAAAGATATTGAATATGACGACAAGAAAGACAGAGAAGAAAAGAATGACACAATGAGCGAATCAAGCTTTTTATCATTATACAAGAAACTAGCATGGATAGCAGAGGAATCAACTCAGAAAAAAGATAAAAAGGCAGAAAAAGCTGGTAAGAAAGTTACTAAAGATATAGAATATGATGAAGGTCATAAGGGTAAAGATGATGATAAAGCAGAAAAGGCTGGTAAGAAAGTAACTAAAGACATTGAATACGATGATAAGAAAGATAAGAAAAAGAAAGTTGATGAGTGGGCAAACAATGCCGGGGGCAAAGGCACAGACACAGCATTTGAACAAGATATTGAGTTTATGACTAAAACTATAGCAGGTGGTTTAAACAAGCCTAAGGTAACTGGTCAAACAACTATTCCTGTCATTACAGGACAAGATGCTAGAACCGGCGAAAAAGAAGATTTAAATTCATGGATTAAGTTGGCGGGTATAAAGCCTGCTGTTAAAAAGTAAGTTATTTTAGTATATTACTTAACTAGAGTGCCCGGCTTAGCCGGGCATTTCTTTTTTAAGAATAAATACTATATTAACGGTATTATTATCAATGGCCACACAACAAAATATTGATTTCGGTAGTTTTCCCGATGATCCAAATGCAGATGCGATCCGTGTTGCGTTTGAAAAAGTACAATTTAATTTTGATCAATTATTTGATTCACAAGAATCAGGCTCTGTACTAAGCGTAAAGTCTGGGGCAGGAATAAGTGTCAATCAACCCACTGGTAATGTTATTATTAGTGCAAAAATTGCTTGCGTACAAGTACAAACAAGTAGTCTAGGTATAGGTATAGGTGCTGGAAACAGCACAGCAAATTATGCTGTCTACAGTAATTCAGCACAAACTTTAACTATTGATTTACGCGATGATACTACTATTGGTAATAGTTTAACTGTTGTAAATCAAACTACTACCTCAAATCTTACTGTAGGTAATAAAGTAAACTTTTCTAATGTTGGTAATATTAATATACCGGGCGGCAATTTAGATCAAGTTTTAACAACATATGGTAACGGTGTATTATATTGGAGTGATGCGGGCTTTGGCCCAACAGGCGCAACTGGACCAAGAGGCGCTACTGGCATTACAGGTCCAATTGGTGCTACTGGGCCAGCAGGCGCAGAAGGTGCTACAGGTAATTTGGGTCCAACAGGACCAAGCGGAGCCACAGGTCCAGCAGGCTCTAGAGGTGCTACAGGTAGTACAGGTGTTACTGGGCTAACAGGATCGACTGGCTCTACTGGACCAGAAGGAGCTACCGGACCTGCTGGTAGTGCTAACCCAGCAGGTAGTAATACACAAATTCAATTTAATAATAATAATGTATTTGCTGCTTCAGCAAATCTTACTTTTGCTACAAGTAATAATCTTTTTGTTGTTAATGGAAATACACAAACTGGTAACATCACAGTTGTCGGTAATGTATTATCATCATTAAAAGTTATAGGTAATATAACAGCATCAAACGTATTAATATCAAATGTAGCTGACGGTACTGCTCCATTACAAGTAATATCAACAACTCGCGTTGCCAACTTAAACGTTGATAGTGCAGATATTGCAAATACAGTTAGTGAAGGTACACAATCAAATATTACTAGCGTTGGTACATTAACTTCATTAACTGTTAATGGCACAACTAATTCTGGTAATTTTACAACCAGTGGGTTAACGCAAACAGCTAGATTAACTGTAACCTCAGGTAATGCTAATATAAATGCAAATGCAAATTTGATAGTATTAGGTAAGGCCAACTTTGCTAACTCTGCTAATGTAAATTTAGGCAGTAATAGTAATGTTCATATTACCGGCGGTATTGATGGTTATGTATTGTCTACTGACGGCTTTGGCAATCTAAGTTGGATAGAAGGAGGTGGTGGGGGCAACGGCACGCCTGGTGGTAGTAATACACAAATACAATTTAACAACAACGGTGCGTTTGCTGGTAGTCCAAACTTAGTTTATAATTCTGTTACAGGTAACTTGCAATTAGCAGGTAACTTAATAGCCAACTCAATGGTAATAGGTGCAGGTATATATAAGTTTAGTTACAGTAATGTTTATTTCGCTACAACTAATAGTGCAGCTTCTGACCAAACCATTATAAGCTTACCAGTTGCCAACTTAGCCGGAGTCGATTTTACTATTATATCTACTCAGTCATCAGCAAATATTAGAAATATTACAAAGATATCAGCAGTAATATATGGTACTACTGTAAACTATGTAGAATTTAGTACATTACCTGTGAACGGTTATATAGGGGACTTTAGCGTAAATTATTTCGCTGGAAATACTATAGCAGATCCGGCATTAGTTTTACAATTAAGTCCACAATCAGCAGATTTACAATCGCATAAAATGCAGATCACATCATATCAAACATGAGAAAACGATAAATAATGATAACGGAGATTAGCAGACATGGCACTTAAACCACTAAATTCAGTAGGTGGCTTCTCGGTAGGGGAAGTTCCTGCCAATGTAATTTTACCAAACGCAGATATTACAGCAAATAAAGGTACTTTTGTAGGCAATGTTGCGATAAGCAATACAAATGCAGCATTTGGAATTTTAACAGATAATTTATATTATAGCAATGGTGTGCCCTGGGACTTCCAAGAAGCAGCAGGAAGTGATACTGAATTGCAATTTAACATGAATGATAACTTTGCAGCAAGCGCAAATTTAACATTTAATAATACTACACAATTATTTAAAGTAACAGGTAATGCAAACGTAACTGGCGTATTAACTGCTGGGTCTTTAGAAACAGACGAAATTCTACATGGTACAAGTAATGTTGCTATTCCTACAGCAAACGGCAATGTTAATATAAGTGTCGGCGGTGTAGCAAACGTATTTACAGTAACAACTACAGGTTCAAATGTTGCAGGTACATTAAATGCTACAGGTAACGCTAATGTTGGTAATTTAGGTACTGATACAGCAATCATTACCACTGGTAATATTACTACTATTAATAGTGGATTACTAAAAAATGGTACTACTAATATAACATTAACCCAAGGTGGAAACGTTGCAACATTTGTTGCAGGTAATGCCTCGGCTCAATTTATAGTAACAGCGACAGGCGTAAATGTTGCTGGTCTTGCTAATATTGTTGGCAATGCTAACATTGGAAATATTGGTACAGAAATATTAATTGCAACTGGTAATATAAGTGGCGCTAACCTCATAGGGCCGTTAGCCAACGGCACATCAAATGTTAGTATTCCGGCAACAAATGGCAATATTAACACTAGTGTTGGCGGTGTACCTAATGTATTAGTAGTAACTAGTTCAGGAGCCAATGTTGCAGGTACATTAAATGCTACAGGTAATGCTAATGTTGGTAACTTAGGCACAGAACGTGTAATTACGTCAAACATACAATCAGCAAATTCTATTACATTGACTGCTAATACATCAGGCACTTCGAAAGCACTAGAATTTCAATCTACTGGTAATATTACATTACCAGGTAATGCTAGAATTAATACTACCGATGGAAACGTATCAATCAAAGCAGGCACAACATCAAAATTTGTAGAAATACTTAGTGGAGATGCAAACACAGCAGTTTGGGTAGAAGATTCGCCAGACGGTGCATATATTGCAACAAACCTGGGTAATGCAGGTAATGTAAAAACTTGGCAATTTAAAACAAATGGCGATTTAGTTACCCCGGCTAGTATCAATATTGGCGCTAATGGTAATATTGTAGCAAACACTTTTATAGGTAACTTACAAGGGCAAGTAGCGAACGGTACTAGTAATATCAATATACCAGTAGCAAGCGGCAATATAAACACAAGTGTGAATGGCACTGCTAATGTATTAGTAGTTACTGCAACTGGTGCTAATATTGCAGGCACAATAAATGCTACAGGTAATGCTAACGTAGGTAATCTAGGTACTGCTGGATTAATTACAGCAACAGGTAACGTATCAGGTGGTAATTTAACTACAGGTGGAGTAATTGTTGCTACCGGTAATATTACAGGTGGCAATATCAATACAGCAGGCAAGGTTGTAGCAAGCACATTAGAAAGTAATGTAGCAATTGGCACTGCCCCACTTGTAGTGGTATCTACTACATTAGTAGCAAATCTAAGGGCAGCGACGGCGGCATTGTCAAATACGGTAAATGACGCAGCGCAACCAAATATAACAAGTGTTGGGACACTAACTGGATTAACAGTTAATGGCGTAAGTAATTTAGGCCCTAACAGTAACGTAATAATCACTGGCGGCACTGACGGACAATTCCTATCAACTAATGGATCAGGTAATGTAAGTTGGACTACTATTGAGCAGTCACAAATTAGTAACGGCACATCAAATGTTAATATTCCAGTAGCAAATGGCAATGTAAACACAAGTGTGAATGGCACTGCTAATGTATTAGTAGTTACTGCAACTGGTGCCAATATTACTGGTACATTAAATGCTACAAGTAACGTCACTGGTGGTAATTTAACTACAGCCGGTGTAGTAGACGCAACAGGCAATATAACTGGCGGCAATTTAACTACAGCAGGACTGGTTTTAGCGACAGGCAATGTTACTGGCGGTAATATTACTACTGCAGGAGTCGTTGCGGCTACAGGAAATGTTAGCGGCGGTAATCTTACTACAGCAGGTGTAGTGGCAGCAACAGGTAATGTTTCAGGTGGTAATCTAACTACTGCTGGTGTGGTAGCAGCCACAGGTAATGTATCAGGTGGTAATATAAATACTGCCGGCAAAGTTGTTGCAAGTACGCTAGAAAGTAATGTAGCGACCGGAACTGCCCCACTCGTAGTTACAAGCACAACTCAAGTTGCTAACTTAAACGTAGCAACTGCAGGCACTGCAGGTACTGTAACAACAGCAGCACAACCAAATATCACAAGTGTTGGAACATTAACTTCATTAGATGTAACTGGAAATGTTATAGCAGGAAATGTTTATGCTAATAGTGGTACTATAGGTGCAAGTTTACTAACAGGCACGCTGACTACAGCAGCACAACCAAATATCACAAGTGTTGGTACATTAACTTCATTAGGTGTTACTGGCAACGTCACAACAAGTGCAAATATTGTTACGGATTTAATTGTTGGTAAAACATCAGGTATTAGTATTACAGCAGCTGGTACTAATCAAAATATTACACTAGCACCAACTGGCACAGGTGCTGTCGATGTATCAACTAAGAAAATTTCAAATCTTGCTACACCTGTAGCAAGTACAGACGCAGCTACCAAACAATATGTTGATGAAGTGGCAGAAGGTTTGCACATACACGCAAGTTGTGCAGCGGCAACACCAAATACACTTGCTGTAATATCAGGCGGTACTGTTACATATAATAACGGCACTGCAGGTGTAGGTGCAACACTCACAACCACAGGATCATATACAACTATTGACGGTGTAAATATCGCAACAGTTGGTACTCGCATACTTGTTAAAAATCAGACGGCTGCTGCACAAAATGGTATCTATGTCTTTACAAGCAGCACAGTATTAACAAGAGCAACTGACTATAACACTTCTAGTGAGATACAAGGTGGTGACTTTACATTTGTCACAGGCGGCAATGAATACGACTCAACTGGTTGGGTGCAGATTGATGCAGTTCCGACAGTAGGCACAAGTCCAATTGAATGGGTTCAATTTAGTGGTGCTGGTACATTTACAGCAGGTACAGGTCTAACATTAACCGGTACAGTTTTCAGTATAACTAATACCACTGTAACAGCAGGTACATATGGTAATGGCGATGCGGTAGCAACGTTTACTGTTAATGCACAAGGTCAGTTGACTAATGCTGCAAATACATCTATTACAGCAAACGCTGCTAACTTAACTGGCACAACACTAAACGCAAGTATTATAAATTCAAGTTTGACAAGTGTTGGTACACTTGGTTCATTAGCAGTCACAGGCAATGCTATAGCAGGTAATGTATATGCTAATAGTGGTACTATAGGCGCAAGTTTATTAACTGGTACATTAACAACAGCTGCTCAGCCTAACGTTACAAGCGTTGGTTCGCTAACAACACTTGCTGTTACAGGTAATGCTAACGTAGGTAATTTAGGCACTGCAGGATTGATTGTTGCTACAGGCAACGTCACTGGCGGTAATTTAACTACTGCTGGAGCATTAAGTGTAACTGGCAATGCTAATGTTGGCAACATCGGTGCAGCAGCAGGTGTCTTTACTGCTAACGTAAGCGCAGGTAACGTAAGTTTAACCGGCGTAGTAAGTGCTACTGGCAATATAACTGGTGGTAATTTAATTACTAGTGGAAACATAAGTGCTAGTGTTGGAACTCAAATAGGTAATACTGCGATTTATTGGGGCACAGTTACTACAACTACTACATCTGCTAACCAAACAATATCAACTATTCCTGTAAGTGGAGTAACTGGTATTGAATGGATAGTTAAGGCAACTGATAACACAGGTTCAAAATATAGTATGGCACTAGTCACTGCTGTTACTAATGGTACTAATGTAGATTACTCAACGTTTGGAGGTGTAAATTTAGGCAGCGGTACTGGTACAATAGCAGTTAATGTAGTAGGTAGTAATATAGCGTTGCAAGTTACCCCTTCAAGTTCTAACTCAACTGTTTGGGTGACTCAATATAGAACTATATAATGATATATCCTTTACAGGTAGTTACATACAATGGCATTAAAACCGCTTAATTCAATAGCAGGATTCTCTACAGGCGATCTTGCAGTAACAATAATACAAGCTAATGGCGATGTATCTACTATCAACTTTACAGCCAACGGCGTAAGCAACTTAGGCCCTAATAGCAATGTAATTATTACTGGTGGTTCAAGCGGACAGTTTCTACAAACTAACGGCTCAGGTAACTTAAGTTGGGCAACTGTACTTACATCAGGTATCAGTAATGGTACATCAAATACTGACATACCAACAGCCAATGGCAATGTTAATACAAGTGTAGGTGGTGTAGCAAACGTATTAGTAATCACATCTACTGGAGCAAATATTACCGGTACTCTGAATAGTTCAGGTAATGCTACAGTAGCAAATCTTGCAGGTGGTAACTTAGTAAGTGCAAACTTTGTAAGTGGTACATTAACAACAGCAGCACAACCCAATATCACAAGTGTTGGTACATTAACTGACTTAAATGTAAATGGGAACGCAGTAGTTGGTGGAAACTTAACTGTAAATGGCAATCTTATCTATGTAAATGTTGAAGAATTATCAATTGAAGATCCAATAATTAATTTAAACACTGGGCCAAACGGTGCAGCCCCTTCAAGTAATAGTGGCAAAGATGTTGGTTCAGCACTAAACTATTATGATACACAAGCACGTATCGCATTTATGGGTTGGGATACTAGCAATGCAGAATTTGCATTTGGTAGTCAAACAAGTATAGCAGGCGAGATAGTTACATTTAGTACATTAGGTAATGTTCGTGCGCAGACATTCAAAGGTAATCTTGAAGCAACAACTATTGCTGGCAATCTAACAACAGCCGCACAGCCAAATATCACAAGTGTAGGTACTTTAACAACATTATCTGTCAGTGGTAATGCTAACGTTGGTAATATTGGTGGCGCAAATACTATTAGTGCAAACTATTTGGTATCAAACAGTGGTTGCGTAAGCATTAATGGGGCTTTATTAGCATTTAATAATGCCACCGGAGAAGCAGGTATATTCAGCAGTCTAGCTACAGATATTAACTTTGGTTTAGCAGCAAATATTACAGCAGGTAGTACCACTGGTACTACAACAGTTCGTGGTAATCTAATTGTAAATAATAATGTTTATGCAAATAGCGGCACCGTACAGGGCAGTTTATTAGCAGGTACACTAACTACAGCTAGTCAGCCAAATATTACTAGTCTTGGCACATTAACTAGTTTAAGTGTTACAGGTAATATATCTGCTAATAATGCTACAGCAAATACTGTAACAACGAACTCAACCATAAGCAAGCGATCAAATACTGCTGTGACAACAGATACAGTCATTGATAGTTTCAGTAAAACTGCTTATAGGACTGCAAAATATATAGTAAAAAGTAGTAGCGATATCGGTTATGAAAGCCTCGAGGTGCTTTTAATACATAATAACATAAATAGTTATATAACGGTTTATGCTGTAATAAATGATGGAGGAGGCAATACTATCAGTTTATCTACAGCAATAAATAGTGGTAATGTAGAGTTACGCGCAACTGGACTGGGTGCAAACACAGTAGTTAATTTGATAGGAACTTATGTTCCTGATTGAAATAGGATAAAATATTATGAGTGTTAAAAATTTCGTAGTTAAAAATGGATTAACAGTAGGCAGTGCTAATATTGATGCCGCCACTGGTAATTTGTTCTCAGGCAACGCTAATCTAGGCAATCTAGCAATAGCAAACTTCTTCAATGGAGTTTTAGTAGCAGGAGCAAGTTCGCAACCAAATATAACTAGTGTAGGAACACTCACTGGACTCACTGTTTCTGGCGTAAGTAATTTTGGCCCTAATAGCAATGTAATTATTACTGGCGGTACTAACGGACAATTCTTACAGACTAACGGCTCAGGTAATTTAAGTTGGACTACAATCGTTACTTCGGGTGTAGTAAACGGTACATCAAATATTGCAATACCGGTAACAAATGGCAATGTTAATACTAGTGTTGGCGGCGTAGCAAATGTATTTGTCGTTACAAGCACTGGTGCTAATGTCATTGGCACATTAAATGCTACAGGTAATGCCAACGTAGGAAATATAGGAGTAGCGGGACTTGTAGTAGCCGGTGGTAATGTAACCGGCGGTAATTTAGTTACTAGCGGAGTATTAAGTGTTACAGGCAATGCTAACGTTGGTAATTTAGGCACAGCGGGACTAGTAGTAGCTACCGGTAATGTAACCGGCGGTAATTTAGTTACTAGCGGAGTATTAAGTGTTACAGGCAATGCTAATGTTGGTAATTTAGGCACAGCGGGACTAGTAGTAGCTACCGGTAATGTAACCGGCGGTAATCTTGTTACAGCAGGTGATTTAAGTGTAACTGGTAATGGAAATCTTGGAAACGTTGGCGCAGCAGCCGGTGTCTTTACTGCTAACGTAAGTGCAGGCAACATAAGTTCAAGCGGCATAGTAAGCGCAACAGGCAATGTCAGTGGAGGCAACCTAAACACTGCCGGTAAGGTAGTAGCAAGCACACTAGAATCAACTGTCGCTAATGGTACTTCTCCAATTGTAGTTGTATCATCAACAGTGGTTGCAAACTTAAATGCTGACTTATTAGACGGCTTTAATTCAGCTGTAGCAGCCACAGCAAACACAGTTGTTGTTCGTGATGCGAATGCTAATATCACAGGTAACAATATCAGCGGCACATTATCAACAGCAGCACAAACAAATATCACAAGTGTTGGCACATTAAGTTCATTAGATGTAACTGGCAACGTCACAACAAGTGCAAATATTGTTACTGATTTGATTGTTGGTAAAACAACAGGCATTAGTATAACAGCAGCAGGTGTCAATCAAAATATTACACTAGCACCAACTGGCACTGGTACTGTTGATGTATCAACTAAGAAGATTTCAAATCTTGCTACACCTACAGCAAGCACAGACGCAGCAACCAAACAATATGTTGACGAAGTGGCAGAAGGTTTGGCAGTTCAGGCTCCTTGTGCCGCAGCAACTACAGGTACGCTAGCGGCTCTCACTGGCGGCACTATAACATATAATAACGGTACAGCAGGCGTAGGAGCAACATTAACTGTATCAGGCGGTACTTATAGCACTGTTGATGGTGTCAATATTGCTACTGCAGGTACGCGCATACTTGTTAAAAATCAAGCAGCTGCCGCACAAAATGGTATCTATGTCTTTACAAGCAGCACTGTATTAACAAGAGCAAGCGATTTCAATACGCCAGCTGAGATGGCTGGTGGTGACTTTACATTTATATTATCAGGCACAACTAATGGAGACTGTGGATTCGTAATGGTCGATCCAGTTGCTACAGTTGGTACTGATGCTGTAAACTTTGTTCAGTTTAGTGGTGCAGGCACGTTTACAGCAGGCACAGGTTTAACACTAACTGGCACTGTATTCAGTATAACCAATACTGCTGTAACAGCAGGTACATATGGTAATGGTGATGCTGTAGCAACATTTACAGTTAACGCACAAGGTCAATTAACTAATGCTGCAAACACATTTATTGCAGCAAATGCTGCAAATTTAACAGGTACCACATTAAACTCAAGTATTGTTACATCAAGTTTGACAACTGTTGGTACACTTGGTTCATTAGCAGTCACAGGTAATGCTATAGCAGGTAATGTATATGCTAATAGTGGCACTATAGGCGCAAGTTTATTAACTGGTACATTGACTACTGCTTCACAGCCAAACGTTACATCAGTAGGAACACTAACTACACTTTCAGTATCAGGTAATGCTAACGTTGGTAATATTGGAGCAGCAGCAGGTGTATTTACCGCAACTGTCAGTGCAGGTAACCTATCAACTGGAGGTACACTAAGTGTAACTGGCAATGCTAATGTTGGTAATCTAGGTACTAATGGATTAATTACAGCAACAGGTAACGTATCAGGCGGTAATCTAACTACTGCTGGTGTAGTAGAAGCCACAGGTAATGTCATCGGTGGTAATTTAACTACTGCTGGTGTGGTAGCAGCAACAGGTAACGTATCAGGTGGTAATCTAACTACTGCTGGTGCTGTAGTAGCGACAGGTAACGTATCAGGTGGTAATCTAACTACTGCTGGAGCATTAAGCGTAACCGGCAATGCTAATGTTGGCAATATCGGTGCAGCAGCAGGTGTCTTTACAAGTAATATTACATCACTCAATGCAAATCTTGGCAACTTAGCAGTTGCTAACTTCTTCCAGGGTGATGGTGGACTATTGACCAATGTAGCAGCGAGTGGTACATTATCAAATGGCACATCAAATGTTAATATTCCAGCAGCCAATGGTAATGTTAATGTAAGTGTAGGTGGTGTAGCAAACATATTCGTTGTAACAACTACTGGAGCAAATATTGCAGGTACAATAAATGTTACAGGTAATGCTATAGTAGCAAATCTTACAGGTGGTAACTTAGTCAGTGCAAACTTTGTAACTGGTACATTAACAACAGCAGCACAACCAAACATCACAAGTGTTGGTACATTAACAGGTTTAGATGTTAACGGTACAATCACAGCAGTTAATATTACTGCAAACACTGGTGTTATCACTGGTAATGGTAGTGGTCTAAGTGTATTAAATGCAAGTAATATTTCAAGTGGTACATTAGCACAAGCAAGATTAGCAAACTCTAGCTTGACATTAGGTAATACTACTTTAACATTGGGCGATACAGTTACAACTGTAGCAGGTCTAAGTAGTGTTACATCAACATCATTTGTTGGCGCACTTACAGGCGCAGCAACTACAGCTGGTACTGTTACAACTAATGCACAACCTAATATCACTAGCGTAGGTACACTGACCACACTAACAGTATCTGGAAATATAGTCACTGGGGGCAATATTAAAGTAGGTGCTGCTGGGGTAGGCATTACAAGTAACCGTTCTAATGTTAGCGTCCCAAGTACAAATACGCCAACAGTGATAGATCAATTTAATCCTAGTGATTGGCGTACTGCTAAGTATGTCATTAGTACAAGCGGAGCAGACGGATACCAATCAGTTGAAGCATTATTAGTGCATGATGGTACTGATGCATATATTACAGTTTATGGTAGTATATGCTCAAATAATAGTAGCGATATTATTAACTTAACAAGTAACATAAATGGAGTAAGTGGAAACGTTGCTGTCTATGCGGCTTCAAACAGCGCAAGTTGCGTTGTGAACCTCGTAAGCAGTTACATCAAAACATAATATTAGACTAGTTTAAAAATCTGGTTTAGTATAACAGGGATATATGGAACTGTGACTACTAAGTATTTTAATGTAAAAACTGGACTGACCACTGGCAATTTATTGGTCAGTGAAAGTAATGTTACTTTAGGTAGCGTAAGTAACTTACATATATCTGGTGGTAATAGCGGTTATGTTCTAAGAACAGACGGCAGTGCAAATCTAACATGGGTAGACCCAGCAACAACACAAAGTGCTGCACCCATGCCTATTGTTATTGATGCCGGCAATACACTTACTATATCATCAAACTATCAAGGATTATTTGGTACACCAATCACTGTAAACGGTACTCTAACTATTGATGGTGCTCTTATTGATGTTAGTGGTCAAGGCGCGCCAGGTAGTAATGCACAAATAAGTTTTAATGATCAAGGCGATCCAGCAGGTAACAATGGATTTACATTCAATAAGACTACAGGAAATGTTGCTATACCAGGTAATTTACAAGTTACTGGTAATATATTACCAGCAAGTGATGAACTATATAATTTAGGTAATAATACAAGAAGATTTAAAGATTTATATCTAGCAGGCAACACATTATATCTAGGCAATGCTACTATTACATCCAGCGGAACTGGGATTTCAACTACAGGAAACATACAATCAGGCAATGTTATTACTGACGCAGCATATGGAAGTAATAATAATGGTGATCCTATAATTATTATTAAAGCTGCTAATGCAGCCAATGCACTGACATTTAATCCAAATGAAAGTGACAATTTTACATATCTACACGCAAATGGATTAGCAAGTTTTCCTGGCAATATAGAGGCAACTGGCCTTAGGGGTAGTAATCATAATGGTGATCCTATAATTATTATAAGAAACTCTAGTTATGGAAACGCTCTTACGATTAATCCTAACAGTCAAGCAAATCTTACAGTTTTTTATGCTAATGGCTTGGTTGCTTTTCCGGGCAATATAACTGCTACTAGCAGTACACTGACTGGCCTCACAGTCGTCGGTAATATTGCAACAGGCAATCTATCAGCCTCAGCGAATATTACTTGTGTTTCATTAACTCAAACATCAAGCATATCTTTAAAGGAAAATATTAATCCTATCACTAACGCATTAGAAAAAATACAGCAATTAGTGGGCGTAACATATGATCGTAAAGATGGTAGCAAGAAAAATGAAGCAGGTCTTGTTGCTGAAGATGTAGAAAAGATATTACCAAATTTAATAAGTTATGATGACCAAGGAAAGCCTTTAGGTATACAATACCTAAATCTTACAGCATATCTAATTGAAGCAGTCAAAGACCTAACTGAAAAGATAAAAAGATTAGAGAACAGACAGGAAACTACATGAAAACAGTAATCATCACAAATAATGAGTTAAATTTGTTAAAAACTAACGATTTAATGAAAAACTCAATAAGTGATAAATACAAAAATACAATAGTGAGTGTCTACCATATAATATGAGAGATTACAAATGTTAATTTTAAAACAAAATGCAGCAAATACTGTACCAACGCCCCCAGCCGGTAAGGGCACAATATTTCTAGATGATAGTGATGTACTGTCAGTTAAGACAAGTAGCGGAGATGTAGAAAATTTCCCAACAGTAGCCGCATCTAATTCACAAGTTGTGTTTATGAATGGTTCAGCTTTATCAGGTGAAGCCGCTCTAACATATGACTTTAATAATAATGTATTAACTGTAAATGGCAATGTCGCTGCAGGTAATGTTAAAACTGATAATCTCCTATACGCAAATGGCACACCTTGGGACCTAAGTGATCCAGGTGGTAGTAACACAGAAATTCAATTCAATGATGATGAATCATTTGGTGGTTCAGCAGCATTTACTTTTAATAAGACAAGCAATCTTGTCAGCATGGGCGGAGCACTATCAGTAACAGGTAATGCTAACGTTAATAATTTAGGCACTGCTCAAGTATTAGCAAGTGCAAACGTAACAGCCCCTCAATTTATATCAAACATATCAACAGGCAGTGCTCCATTAGTCGTAACATCAACAACTAGAGTAGCAAATCTTGATGTTGAAAAAGCAGGAGTCGCAAATACAGTAAATGATGCAGCACAGCCAAATATTACTAGTGTAGGTACACTAACTGGCTTGACTGTAAGTTCTACGATTACCGGTAGTGTAAGCGGTACTGCCGCAACAGTAACAACTGCTGCACAACCAAACATCACAAGTGTAGGTACTTTAACAACATTATCTGTAAGTGGTAATGCTATCGTAGGAAATATTGGCGCAGCAGCAGGTGTGTTTACTGATGTAAGCGGTAATGGCTCAGCACTTACTGCCTTAAACGCTAGCAATGTAAGTAGTGGCACATTAGCGCAAGCAAGATTGGCTAATGCAAGTTCAACTCTAGGTAATACCACACTTACACTAGGAGGTACAGTAACAGTAGTAACAGGGTTAAGTAGTATTACTGCAACAACATTTTTTGGTGACCTAAGTGGTGCTGCTACAACAGCAACTACTGTAACATCAGCAGCGCAACCAAACATCACAAGTGTAGGTACTTTAGGAGGTTTAGCTGTCAACGGGGCAGTATTAGTCGATGGCACAATAACAGCAGTTAGTGTAGTTGCAAACACTGGGACTTTCACTGGTAATGGTAGTGGTCTATCTGCATTAAATGCAAGTAATGTTTCAAGTGGTACATTAGCACAAGCAAGATTGGCTAATGCAAGTTTAACTCTAGGTAGTACATCACTTACACTAGGCGATACAGTAACAACGGTAGCAGGTCTAAGTAGCGTCACATCAACAACATTTGTTGGCGCATTGACTGGTGCTGCCACAACTGCAGGTACTGTTACAACTGCTGCACAACCAAACATCACTAGTGTTGGTACATTAACAAGTTTAGATGTAAGTGGTAATGCTAATGTAGGTAATTTGGGTACTGCTGGATTAATTACAGCAACAGGTAACGTATCAGGTGGTAATCTAACTACAGCAGGTGTAGTAGCAGCGACAGGTAACGTATCAGGCGGTAATCTCACTACTGCTGGCGCATTGAGTGTGACTGGTAATGCTAATGTTGGCAACATCGGTGCAGCAGCAGGTGTGTTCACAACTGTAAGCGGCAATGGCTCAGAACTTACTAACTTAAACGCTAGCAATATAAGTAGCGGTACACTCGCACAAGCAAGATTGGCTAATGCAAGTTTAACTTTAGGTAATACTACCCTAACGTTAGGAGATACAGTAA